ATAAGTGTTCAACAAGAGAAACACCAGTCTTTAGCCCAATTCGCTTCTTTAACAAGAAGCTTTGGTACTATTGACTGGAGCTCCGCTTCTGATTGTGTGTGGACAGAGTTAGTAAAATTTCTCTTACCTCCTAATTGGTTGTGTGTGTTAATGTGTGTTAGTAGTCGATCTATGGAAATGCCTGATGGCACCACTTTAGATCTACCCATGTTTGCAACAATGGGTAACGCTACCACCTTTCCTCTCGAGACGCTTATCTTCCTTGCGTTCGCTCATGCAGCCTATCAGCATTCAACTGATGATACTAACTCGACGCTCCCGAATAGGAGCTATTTATCGAATGGTGTCATAAATGTGTTTGGCGACGACTGCATCTTACCATCCGAAGTATGCAATAAATTTATTGACATATGCACTTATGCAGGCTTTATCGTCAATGACGAAAAGTCCTTCTATGGTGATGAGTATTTCAGGGAGTCCTGCGGTGGTGATTATATTGACTACCGTAACGTTAGACCAATTTACATTGGTCCCCCCACTGGGACGAAAGTAAGTGATCTAGAATCGTGGGTATACGTAATAGCTAATTCGTTTAAACAGAAGTATATTTCATACTTCGGCGAATTAACCTACGTGTATTACGATCTCTTCGATTGCTTAGCTTCCATCCTACGTCAGCACAACATAAAATGCCTTGTTGTGCCTGACGACTATCCTGATGATTCTGGCATACGAGGTTTCGGAGATTTCGATCGCCTTGATCGAATTTTTAATTTCCAAAAACCACGTATTACCAGTTCGGGAACTATCAGGTTCTCCTTTAAGAGATGGAAGTACACTAGCGAAAGCTATACATACTCACATCTCCATTATTGGATGAGTCAAAAGTTCCCATCATCTGCATCAATGACCGATTGGCGTACCCTTAACGGGTACAAAAAGTGGTCACTGCGCCAGTTTGCCATATATGGTACTAGTACAGTCGATGTTTCTTTCCTGTCTCCATTTAAGAAGACGAGAAGGCTAGGTGTGTATAGTTGTGTACGTGGAGTAGCGTTTATGCCACTTCACGCAACCTTCAAAAATTACGATAAGTTTATTAATAAGCTTAAGTAATTCCT